TGACCGCGCAAGATCTCGAAGCCGAAATGAAACGGCGCGGTTTGATTGAATGAGCGAAGAGAAGATCAACCACAACAGCCTGATCGAGAAGGTTCTCGGATACGTCGATTCCCCGTTCAAGCTGTTTGCCATCCTATTGATGGCGATCTTTGCGTTCACTGGTTACTTCATTTGGCAGAATCAGGCGTTTCTACTCGGGGCGTACAAGGAACAGAAGAAGTTACCCGCCATCGCAGAGGATCGCGTAGAGGATGTCGCGGCGCACTTGTTTAAGAACACCGACGCGCAGGTTGTGGCGATCTTCAAGGTCAATCCGATGTTCGGAACTCGCGTACTGCATCGCGCATATACGAAACAAGGGCGCGAGAAGGAGCACGAAGGCCTGGATGTCGGACTGTTCACCTCCAACATCGCCAACAATCGAGATGTCGTGGCGCTGATGGCGGGCGAGATTCCGTGCGGCCACTACAAGACGGCGCAAAGCGAGATCGGCCTTTGGTACATGGAAAAGGGCATGACCTACGGGTGTCGGGTTGGCGTACCGCCGGAGCCGGGCAAGCTGGTCGGACAGATCACCGTAGGCTGGAAAGAGGAACCGCCGGATGTCGATGCGTACCGCGTCCTTCTGCAAATCGCAGCAACCATGTTGTCAAGGAGTAAACAGTAATGGAATGGCTCAAGCAAATTGCACCCACTGTCGCTACTGCGCTGGGAGGCCCACTCGCTGGCATGGCAGTCTCTGCCATCTCTAAAGCAATCGGAGTTGATGAGGACAAGGTCAGCGACCTGATCAAAGACAACAAGCTAACCGCAGAGCAGATCGCTCAGGTCAAGATCGCTGAGATCGAACTCCAGAAACAAGCGCAAGAACTGGGGCTTAACTTTGCCAAGCTGGAAGTGGATGACCGCAAAAGCGCCCGCGATATGCAGGTGGCGACCCGTTCTTGGATACCGCCTCTGCTGGCGGCGGCGGTAACGGCTGGCTTCTTCGGCATCTTGGCCATGATGCTGCTGGGCAAAGTGGACTCCAATAACCCCGCCATCCTGATGATGCTCGGCTCGCTTGGCACCGCCTGGACGGGCATCATTGCGTATTATTTTGGTTCTAGCGCCGGCTCTCAAGCCAAGACTGAAATGTTAGGAAAGAAATGAAAGAGAACTTCGACCAAGCTCTGGAAGCTATCCTTCACCACGAGGGCGGCTTCGTTAATCACCCCAAAGATCCTGGCGGCATGACCAACCTGGGCGTCACCAAGCGCGTCTGGGAAGAGTGGGTCGGCCACGAGGTGGACGAGAAGGCCATGCGCGCGCTGACGCCTGAGACCGTCGGCCCGATGTACAAGACCAAGTACTGGGACAAGATCAAGGGCGACGAGCTGCCTACTGGCGTGGACTACGCCGTCTTTGACGCTGCCATCAACAGCGGCCCGGGCCGCGCGGCTAAGTGGCTCCAGACGACCGTAGGCGCTGTTCCCGATGGCGCAATCGGCGCTGGCACGCTCGCCAAAGTGGCCGCAATGGACGCCGAGGAAATAGTCGAAAAGTATCAAGCCACGCGGCTGGCCTTCATGCAATCCCTGCCGACTTGGGATACGTTTGGCAAGGGCTGGGGCCGCCGTGTCACTGAAGTGAAAGAAGCCGCGCTCAAAATGGTGTGATATGCCAAATAAACCCAACGAACAGCAGGCCAAGGAATTTGATGGGTTTATCCAGCACTGGCAGCGCGTTCTCAATCTTCAGGACTGGCGCATCGAGCGCGGCATCAAACCTGCGCGTGGTGCGATGGCATCAGTCGAATGCGACAGCCCCGCCCGATTGGCCATTTACCGATTAGGTGATTTTGGAGCAGAGGCCATCACCGAATCATCGCTGTCGCACACCGCTCTGCACGAGGTGCTACACATCTTCTTGTTTGAGCTGATCCAGGCCGCGCAAGACCCCAAGGCCACGCCAGAGCAGCTCGACAGCGCCGAGCACCGCGTGATCAATGTGCTTGAGCGCGTTTTAGGGGGCATAGATGGCCACAGTTCTGACTGACGACGAGTTTCTTGAGCTGTGGAACCTCCACAAAAGCGCCGCGAAAATCGCAAAAATTACCGGCATCAACGAGAGAAAAGTACATTCGCGCCGCCGCACGCTTGAGCAGAAGTACAACCTCGTGCTGGTCGCTAACGATAAGCGGATGAATGCGTTTGGGAAAGAGGCAGAAAACCACGCAGCGCGCTATCACCTAGGTATCGAAAATGGTACGGTGATTGTCTTCTCGGACGCGCACTTCTGGCCCGGCCTTCGCTCCACTGCCTTTAAGGGGCTTTTGTGGGCGATTAAAGAGCTGAAGCCGAAAGCCGTGATCAATAACGGCGACGCCTTTGACGGCGCAGCGATCAGCCGCCACCCGCGAATCGGATGGGACAGCAAGCCCAGCGTGGTGCAGGAGCTGCGAGCCTGCGAGATGTACCTAGGCGAGATCGACGACGAGGCCAAGCGGGCGTATAGCAAAGTTAAACTTGTCTGGACGTTAGGCAACCACGACGCTCGCTTTGAGAACCGGCTAGCCAACACCGTGCCCGAGTTCATGGCGGTGGGAGGGTTTACCCTTAAAGACCATTTCCCGGCCTGGATTCCGTGCTGGAGCTGCTGGCCGACCGAGGACGTCGTCGTTAAACACCGCATGAAGGGCGGCGTTCACGCCACGCATAACAACACCGTCAACGCTGGTAAGACCATCGTGACGGGTCACCTGCATTCGCTCAAAGTGACGCCATTCTCCGACTACAACGGCGAACGTTATGGCGTGGATACGGGAACGCTGGCCGACACTAGCGGCCCGCAGTTCGTGGACTACCTTGAGGATAATCCCACGAACTGGCGTTCCGGATTTGCCGTGCTCACATTCCATAATTCCCGGCTTCTTTGGCCGGAACTGGTGCACGCTATAGCACCAGGTGCTATACAGTTTCGCGGCCAGGTCATTGATGTGAGCAAGTTGTGAGTCCGTGGCTCATCATCCTCACAGGTGTGATCTACGGCTACATAGCTGTAGAGCAGGCGCTTAAAGGCAACCCAAGCATGACGATCGTCTATGCTGGGTATGCCTTCTCAAACGTGGGCCTGTACCTGCTGGCGCGCTGACTTCATGTGCTGAAGCGCCTGATAGACCAGCCGCGCTTCGGTGATCGCCTCCAGGGCGTGCTCCGCCGCTTCATCTAGCCGACCCTCAATGGCGGCGTTGTGGAGGTCTTTCAGGGCCTTTTCGGCCATCATGCAGGGATAGGAATAGTCAATCATGCGCGGGAGTAGTAGTGGAAGACTCGCACCTTGGTGCTGACGCCAGGGATGTGGCCAATGTCACGGCCTTCTTTGCGGGCGTTCTCGACGACCTCAGTCTGGCGCATGGATAGTAGCGCACCGTTTTCCTGAGCGAAGATCGACGGGCGAGGATCGTCCCGCCAGTGGAAGGGGCTATTGGGAGGGCATTTGCAGGTTCGTTTCATTTGTTTCTCCGGCTCTCGGGTCGAGGGCAGTTAGGTGGTGGGATAACGACGCACCAGACGGCGGTGGTGATGTTGCCGCGTTTGATCCAGCGGTCAATGTAGGCGTCAGGGAACTTGTTAAGCATCCGGTGGATGTGCGAAGTGTCGGTGCCAACGGCTTCGGCCAGTTGTTTGACGGTCATGCCGTCACCAGCGCGAAGCAGATCGCGCACTAATTGTATTTTTACGCCCATAGCAAAAAAGCGATAACTGCCATTACAGGGACGCCCCAGAACGTCACGTTTTGACGCAGCTCAGAGTCTAGCGCCAACGGGATCATCGCCAGCATAGAGACGAAGAGGATTAGGAGGGTGAAGACGAGGATCATTCCCCACCCCCAATCCCGTGCTTACGCTCAATGGCGCGGGCGAACGCGAGGTGCCACGGCCCCTGCCCATGCTTATCCTCATAGCGGGCGAGCGCCTCAATCTCCTCCTCCGTCAGCGGCTGGCGCTTGGCCTTTTCCCTCCAGAAGTCTGCGTTACCTGCATAACGCCTTGCCTCCTCTTGCCAATACGATTCCTGCCGTTCGGCCTGAATGGCGAGGCGCAGGGCGTCCACCAATATCTTCACGGTCTCTGGGGTGACTGGAACTATTGCGCCGGGCCGCGTGTACTCCAGCGCCTGCTTCATTGCTTCGATGCTCACAGCAGCGCCTCCGGAATGTCATTCGGGTAGCTGTTGCTCTTAGGGAACGGCCACTGGCTTCGCAACCGTTGCAGCTCCTCCTCTTGCTTCTGGAGCTTGGCATAGGCGTCCTTGGCGAACTTCACCAAGTTCTCGTGCTCCCACGATTCAAAGTACGGGCCGCTCATTTGATTCCTTGATGCGCTCGCGCAGCTTGTCCATCTCTTTGCCCCAGTAGGAGCGAGCAGTGCGCTCGCCAGCCACCCAGCCAGCCATAGCACCTTGCGTTGCCGCCTTGCGAACTAGGCGCACAACGTCATCGGTAGACAGCATTCCGATAGAGTTTTTCGGAGGTGCCATCTCTGCGACGATCTTGTCAATCTCGGTGTTGAGTTTGTCGTGCATTACAGCCACCCCCCGACGATTGCGATCAGCAGACCGAACAAGATGATGCCGCACAAGCCAGTGATGACCTTGTCGGCCAGACCGAACTCGCTGGGCTTCTCATAGATGCCGCCTCGGGCGTAGGGGCCGAAGGCCTCCTCAAGAGTGCGGGGGTGGCGTTTGGTGGTGTTGTTCATGGTTAGAAAGGGGCTGGTGGGTAAATCGGTTTGGGTGGTGGGGGAGGCATCGGGTTACGAGTCTTGCGCCCGTTTGCGATGCTGTATTTGAAGGGCCAGGTCACACTGCAATCCAGCAGAGACGGCGAGAACCTGCGACTGTCCGAAACTCCTGCCGCACGCCCGTCGAGCAAGCAAGGGCAGAGGCTTTCTTGTGCGCGGTCGTTGCGGCATGACCGACAACGTGACCGCGAGAGTTAATGACGGGGAGAAGGCTGGTGGCTTTCATTTGCGTTTGCTCCTGTTGCGTTGTTGATGGATGTATCTTCCCACAATTTCACACAATCGCAAGTAGGGACAAACCCTAATATCACTTCTTGTCTTTTTCTTGCAACAGCCCCTGCTTGATGTAGTGCAGGATCTGAGCTGCCAGCGTCCTAGTGCTGGCCGAGGCCTGCTGTCGAATCTGGGCTTCCACCTCCGCCGGGAGGCGCACCGTCATGTAGCGATCTTTTGTCATGTTGTTCCTTGAAAGCGAGGATCTTTGTCTTGGCGTCCTCAGCACCTTTGCCCACTATACACCAGTATTTCACACCTTCTAGGTAGGCGATCCAGTCCTTCTGTTCGGCGCTCAGTGAACCGCCCTTGACCCGCTTCATCTCAATCCACAAGCGCCACGCTGGGACGCATAGATCAGGCACCCCGCTACTCACCCCTTCAGCCTTGAGTTTCGCGGCCGTAGAGAGGCTCCTGACGCCTCCGTTGGGGATTGCAAAGATCCTCACGCCCTTGAAGGTCTGGCGAAACCACTTCACTAGCTCGCGCTGCTCAAAATGTTCGCTCGGTACGGCATCAGTCAAAACGAAACCTCCTGCTGCCATTTGTCACACTCTCCCACGGAGGCGGCGAACTCCGGCGGGGGCTGCATCCAAAACTCAATGCACAGGCCATCTGTCCCGTAATGCTCGCAGGTGTGGCAGCACCTGGGCGGGCCAGCCTTGATCCAGTCCTTGTACATCGTCACAACTTCAGGCTCCGCATGTCTCATCCCATGTCCTCCTTACGACTTTGAAAAATTTACCGTCCATCCGGTACTCAATTGCGTTCGGATGTTTCGACTTCCCCATCTGAATGACGATGTAATCGAGCGCCTCCGTATCTTTTAGGATACGAATCTCAGCCAGATCAGCCCCGCTCTTCTCAGCGATCGCCATCAGTTTTTGCAGCGCCATCTGGCCCGCGTAACCATCGTTTAGCACGGGGAAATACTCCGTGATCGGCTTATCGGACAGGCTCCCGTAGTAGGTGCAAGCGAGCATCAGATTGCCGCTGGCCTTGCTGATGTGCCTGCGCCAGCTCCAGCCCGTCACCTCAAAGTCTTTACCCTCCATCCCCATGATGTCGTCGTTGCGGAGCTTTAGCTTCTTCTCCGCTGGCTCGGGGGAGGGATGGCCACAGGCAGGGCACTCGTTGGCCGAGATATGCACCAGCTCGTCGCAGTTATCGCAGACCTTGACAGGGGCTTCTCCATCTCCGTCACCGCCCTTCTTCGGGGGCTGGACAGCGACAATCGGCCCGTGCATCTCCACCACGCCAGCGAAGTCAAGAACCAGACAGTGATCGGTGTGGCTCTTGACGCGCATCCCACGGCCGGCCATCTGGACGTACAGGCTTGCGCTCATGGTCGGGCGCAGCATGGCGATCAGGTCAATATCGGGGTAATCAAAGCCCGTTGTCAGTACGTTGGCGTTCGTGAGCGCACGCAGCTTGCCGGCCTTAAAGTCATCGAGCATTCGCTTGCGCTCGGCCTTTGGCGTCTCGCCGGTGACGCACTGCGCGGTTACTCCATGCCGTCGCA